TCATGGTCTAGAATGGGCTAAGAAAGAGAATATTGTTATAGTCTATGATGATTATGGTAAAGGCTGGATGCGCGGTAAGGGTAACTCCAGGTATCGAGTAATGCCGATTTACAGCGATAATCCGTCCAGTTTTACTATGCTAAAAAGCGGTAGAACATAGTATAATTGATTAAAATTTAGGGGATATAGATAGATGGGCTTTAAATATGTGGGCATAGGTTGTATTGACCGTCAAAGTAACGGTCAAGGCCCGAATGAGAGTGCAAGAAACTCTCTCGAGCCTATGGCCTCTGTTATTGATAGCTTTAAGCCACATCTACTAACATTGCTCGGTGACACTGTTTACCACGACAGGCCAGGGACAATAACTTACCCAGCAAATCCGGCTATAGCAACAACCGTACCGGCTGCTGAGCTTGATACGGTAGAAGACTATAGAAATAGATGGAGGCAACTATTTCTTATGCCCGGAATGCAGAAAATAATGAATGCTGCTTCAAATATACATTATTATACTAGCGACCATGATTGGGCCATGAATGATATGGATGGAAGAATTACTTTCTCTTCACCATCTAATCCAGCCTTAAACATATCAGATCAGGAAGACTACAATACAGTAGTTGAGTTTATAGATCCCATCTATCGTGACCTTGTGTCCGGAAATATGGATTTAGACCCTGTTGGGCTGGCTGGCCAAAAAGTAAACATAAACAACCCGACACCCCCTGCACTAACAGCAGAACCATGGCCATGGTTATACGATACCGTAAACAATGGTGATTACACGGGTAGTGTACCGACAAAAGCTTCTTTGCAGGCTACTGGGAAATATGACCCTATCTATGGCTCACAGGGCTACAAATATAGCGGTGCTATTGATGATTTAAACCCTGATGTACTGGTAATAAACTTAGATACAACAAGAGAGCGTGATGCTTCCTTTTTGTCACCCATCCCTGAAGCTGACCGTTTAATGATTAGCGATACTCAGGAAGATTGGTGTATTGATCTTATTGAAAACACTAATGCTGATTGGATATTATTAACATCTGATAAGCCATTGGTTGGTGATGTTACGGGATTATCAAACAATGACGGTATTCAAAATTATTTAACATGGCGCGATGCCTTCTTTGCAAGGATAGCAGCTACAGGAAAAACAGGGGTTATTAATGTTGCTAGCGATATGCACCGCCCTTTTATATGTTCGGTGCCTCTTTCTAGCCAAGATGCTAACTACCCATTAGGTGTAACAAGTGTATGTAACTCCCCGTTTAATACGAATTACACCGGAACAGGTAATGTAGTAGATAGTGACTTATATTGGATAAATGAAGACCCAAGCACAACCGAGCCTCGTGGATTTTCCACAATGGAATTCGGACCAGATAAGCTAACTGTAAAATATTATGAAGAAGATCAAATAGCTCTGACTGCATACATGGCAAAGGGCACAAACTATTTGAGACAAGAGGAACCAAAAATGGGAAGCGAAACTAATACATATCAGGTGGCAAACGCCGCTATACAGCGCGGGTTTAACTACTTTGTTCCTGCTAACTTGGGCTCTTTGATTTCGGGGGACGGCTTAATTGGTGGTAATGAGATTTCGTCTGTTTCTCAATACAATTCCTTGACTACTGGGTTTCAGAACTCTTTCAGAGTTTATGTGTCTCAAGAGGGCGGTGGCATACTGCCACAAGACTTTTTTGATTCTATTGGGTTCACAAGCTCTCAAGGCACATTTGTTTTTAATACAGCGGATGCTGATCCAGTAGTGACAATCTCAGGCGGCTCAGGGAATATACCAGATGATGCAACTGTTTGGGTTTGGCCTTATGACTATGTAGCAAATGGGGACCTATTTAATGATGGTGAAAACGTGGCGTTTGATTTTGTTACTGCGGAAGTCGTAAACACCCCTACCCTAACCACTCCTTACAGTAATCAGTATTACGTATTGGGTGACTCTGTTAACCTGGACGTATCAGACTGGACTGGTGTAGATCCTAATAGCTATGGATCTATAGAGCTTCCTGTGGGTCTTGAAATATCTCCCCAAGGTGTAATCACAGGAACAATTGCAATGGGCGGCTTCTTTGGAACCACTATTACTGTAACGGGCAACAATGGACAAAAGACCAGCTCAGGCTTTAATTGGTACATTACATTCACATAATGTTAGTAAGCACTAACAGTTTCCGAAACTTTAAATCGAGGTAATACCGGCATGGCCGAGGAAGTAAAGCTAACATCTAAGCAAGAGGCTTTTTGCCTTGAGTATATGGTCGATCTTAATGCAGCACAGGCGGCTATTCGTGCAGGCTACAGCGAAGATACTGCAAAGCAGATAGGTTATGAGAACTTGACTAAGCCTTACTTAGCCGATCGTATAGCTGAGCTTAAGGCTGAAAGGGCGGCTAGAACTGAAATAACTGCTGACTACGTGCTATCTAACCTTAAGTCTGTAGCTGAGCGCTGTATGCAGGCAGAGGCTGTTGAGGTGTACGATAAGGACGCTGGCGGCATGATTGAGACAGGCGAGTATAAGTTTGAACACTCAGGGGCTAATAAGTCGCTAGAGTTGCTTGGGAAGCATTTAGGTTTATTTGTTGATAAGAAAGAGGTTAGTGGGCCTGATGGACAGCCTATCGCTACCTCATTTAACTTCATACCAGTAGGGCCAGATAGTTGACTGCCATAAATATAGAATACGTTGAAAAATTACATCCTATATTTACCAAGCCTAAGCGAATAAAAATAATCGTTGGCGGTCGAGGCTCTACCAAATCTACCGGCATAGCTGACTATGTAGCTGCTAACCTAACCAATGGGCAGTTATGGTGTTGTGCAAGGGAGAATCAAAACTCTATCGAGGAATCTGTACACCGTACTATCTTGGATGAAATATCCAGGCTAGAGATGGATGGCTTTGAAGATACCAAAACATCAATAACCCACAAGCCTACTGGTGGCCGTACTTTCTACCGAGGTCTAGCCAGAAATATTACCTCCCTTAAATCTACCTTATCTGGGATTGATGGCCTATGGATAGAAGAGGGCGAGGATTTATCTGATAACACACTGCGGGTATTGACCGCCTCTGTCCGATTGAATGCAAAGGACTCAGAGCGAAAAATTGCCGGTGAAGATGTAAAAATGCCAGAAATTATCATCACCATGAACCGAGGTGCTAGGACTGGCGCGGTAGCTAAGAAATGGCTTGCAAGGGCAGAGAAGGATTTAGCAAGGTGCGGTTATTATGAAGATGATCTGATTATGGTTGTTCAAATGAACTATACCGACATGCCTAAGTCATGGTTTGAGGCTTCAGGGTTAGAGCAAGAGCGCCAGGATGATGAAGAAAAGCTATCTCAAGCTGCTTATGATAGTAAGTGGTTAGGTGGTTATCTTGATGAGGTAGAGGGTTCAATTATCAAGCCTGAGTGGTTCGACGCTGCTATTGATGCCCACAAGTTAGAGCATTTAGCTGCGGCCTTTAAGCCTCATGGTGCCTTGGTTGCTTCACACGATCCTTCCGATGGCGGCAATGATGCTAAAGGTTATTCTTTGCGCCACGGCTCTATATTCCTGAGAATAGAAGAGAAAACAGGCGGTGAGATAGATGAGGGATGTGATTGGGCTACAGCTAATGCTATTAGGGATAGGGCTGATATGTTTGTTTGGGACGGTGATGGCATGGGTGCTGGCTTAAAACGCCAAGTATCTACAGCTTTTGCTGGAAAGAAGGTTAATACTCATATGTTTAGAGGCTCATTGTCTGGTTCTGGCCAAGATAGCGCCGAGTCGATCTATATGCCTATTGATCAAGATAAGGTAGATGTTGACGGTGAAAGGAAGCGGGAGAAGCCTAAAACCTACGCTGAAACATTCAAGAACAATCGGTCACAATACTATACCCAATTGGCAGATAGGTTTTATAATACTTACAGGTGCGTGAAGAAAGGGTTATATATTGATCCTGCTGATATGATAAGCATTGATTCTGATGGTGTTGAGTCAATGGAAAGCCTAAGATCAGAGGTTTGTCGCATCCCTAAGAAGCCAAATAATACAGGTTTGATCCAGATAATGAGTAAGCAAGAAATGAAGCAATTGGGCATAGAATCGCCTAATATGGCAGATTGTATTATGATGAACCTATATCAGCCGCCAGTAGCGGCACCCAAGCGCAAGCGCTCACCCCAAGTAGCGGCTAGGAACTATTACAATGGCTGAAGACCAAGAAGAACTAAACAGAATCACAGAGCTTGTTGATAAGGATTATTTCGCCCTTGATCAGCAAAGAGACTGGTCTAATGAGGATATGAGGTTCTGTGATGTTGATGGTGCTATGTATGATGATTGGTTCCAAGATCAATTTGCTAACCGCCCAAAGATGGAATTTAACAAGGTTGCCCAAGCTGTTCATCGCTTTCTTGGCGAGTGGGCTTCTAATCGCTTTGGTACTAAGTTCCAGCCAGACGATGGGGCAGCTAGTGAGGCTGATGCTGAGCTATTAAGCGGGTTGTATCGTAAAGACTTCAGGCGCTCCAGTGGTGCTGAGTCGGTTGACCAAGCTGTAATGGAGATGGCTAAAGGTGGTTTTGGTGCGTTACGACTATCGACTGAGTTCATTGATGAAGAAGATCCTGAGAATACTAAACAGCGTGTCTTATTTGAGCCTATCTTTTCTGCTTATTCATCGGTCATATTTGATTCCAATGCTAAGAAGTATGATAAATCAGATGCTCGGCATGTTACTTACCTGGAGCAAATGACCCGCAGAGCTGCTGAAGCTGAGTGGGGTGAGGCTGTATCGAGTGCATTTACGCCACCTAATCAACGGCGGTTTAACTGGAATAATCAATCTGTGGTTTGGATTGGTCACTTCTATGAGATCAAGGAAGAGAAAGAAACTGCCATTGTATTCATTGATCCTTTAGGTAAGAAGAAAACAGTCTTTGAAAAAGAACTTAAAGGCTTTCTACAAGAGATGGCTGACGGTGGTTATGAAGAGAAGTCACGCCGTAAGATCAAGCGCAAAACAGTGTGGAAAACCATTGTTTCTGGTAATGCTATCTTGGAAGAGGCTACCCGCATTCCTGGCAAGATTCTGCCTATTGTTCCTATGTATGGATTCCGCTCCTTTGTCGATGGCAAAGAGTTCTGGTATGGCATTGTTCGCAAGAACAAGGACGCTAACCGCCTATTCAATATGTCGGCTACCTCTGTTGCTGAAATGGCTGCTACTACGTCTAAAGATATGCCCATATTCACTGATGAGCAGGTTGAGGGTAGAGAATCAGAGCTATCCGAGATGCACTTAGGCAAGTATAACTATGTGAAGATTAACCAGCTATATGATGAGCAGGGTGGTTTAATCCAAGCTGGCCCTGTTGGTACATGGGCGGCTCCAAGGGTTGACCCCAATAATGCTGCGGTGATGCAGATAGCTTCTGATTATATCCGTGAAGAAACGGGCGGCGCACCTCAAGATGTCATGGATACTGAGATGTCAGGCAAAGCTATTAACGCCATGATTAGTCGTGTTGATATGAACACTTTTGTCTTGATGGATAACGTGGCTAAGACATTAAAGCGTGTTGGCGAGGTATACCGATCAATTGCCGGTGAAATATACGACACTGAGCGCATTGTTAACCGCATAGAGGAAGATGGCAGCGAGAAGCAGGTACAGCTATTTGAGATCGTTATTGATGAGCAGACAGGACAATCTAAAGCTATTAATGATGTAACCACAGGCCAATTTGAAGTTATTGTTGATACTGGCCCAGCTTTTGCTAGTCGCCGCCGTGAAACTCTGGAGACTATGAAGGATATTCTAACGATTACGCCTCCTGAATCCCCTTACTTCACATTCTTGTATAACGCCATCATCCAGAATGTTGACGGTGTTGGGCTTCAAGATCTTAAGGACTTTGGCGATCAGCAAATGTTAATGTCAGGGCATAGACAGCCTGAGACTGAAGACGAGGCGCTAATGGTACAGCAGGCGCAACAGGCTCAAGCTAATGAGCAGGGTCAGCTAATGGAAGCCTTAGCTATGGAGGCACAGGCTAACGCTCAAGAGTCAATGAGTAACATCCAGAAGAACCAATCCCAGGCTAACTTAAACGAGGCTAAATCTGCTGAGATTATCGCTGGTATTGAGATGAGTCGCTTTAATGCGGCCAGCGAGGTTATTGATACTAGGCAGCAGCAAGACTTTGAGCGACTAAATAAAACCTTAGATGCTCAAGGTAAGGCGCTGGATAACAAGAAGAAAGAGCAGGAAATAATGCAGAATGAGATGATGGCTAGAGCTGGCCAGATGGATACTGAGACACTGATCAGGATGCTTGGCTAATGGCTGTCGGCAAGGCTGTAAAAGAGATCATAGAGCGCGAATTAGCTCAAAGGGCCAAGGCTGGTGATGGTCTAGCTATGGACTATGCCTCTAGGATGGCTAGGGCTAAGGAGATGTATCCTGCCTCTGGTTATCATGGCACTACCCATGATTTTCCTGCATTTGGTATGGGTACGCATAACCCTGAAGGCCATTTTGGTGCTGGTCACTATATTACATCGTCTGCTGATGACGCTAGCAGGCATTATGCCGGAAGAGGCCCAGATTTAACCAATAGAATTGATAGAAGAGCTGAGCAAATAGCTAGCGAGAACGACTGGTCTTATGATGACCCAAGAGCTATCCATGCTGCGGTTAGTGAATTACAGGGGCATGAGGGAGCCGCTATTCCTACTCGCATGGACTTGGGTAGGTCATACCAGTTAACGGATGATGCAGATACTTTCCTATCTTATGAGAGAGATGTTCCAGATTGGGAGGATTATCTTGATGAGGCTGGCGGTGATGAAGATTTAGCTATGGATATGGCGCAGGAGGCATCATGGGATGTAGAGCCTACCGGCGAGCTTGTTGATTTTATGGATTCAATCAGGAATCAGGCTGATGAGCTTGGCTTTGATGCTTCACCTGTTTTGCAGCAATTGGATGAGGCTGGTATGGATGGAGGCCTGAGAGCTTCTGAGATTGATGAAATTATGCGTAATACAGAGTGGTTTGCTGAGTCTCCTGAAACTGGTGATTTGATTAATTCAGAGGTTTACCGTCAAGCCGTGGAAGATGCTGGGTTTAACTCTATTCAGCACAAGGCAGATATATTCACAGGAATGGATGTTGATCCTGATACTGTCCACACAATCATGTTTAATCCTTCTGATATTAGAAGTGAATTTGCCGCCTTCGACCCTGCTAAACGCTCATCCTCTAACCTATTAGCCAGTGCTGCTCCAGCAGCCATAGGCTTAGGCGCTCTCTACACACCAGAGCAGAATGCAGCTATGGCTGGTCAGCTAGTAGGGCTGGGCCTTGAGGACTATGGCTCTATTACCCCTGATGAGGCACCAATGGCTGAGTCTGTTGCTAACTTCATCGACCAGTACATAAGAACACCAATTCCCTTGTTTGAAGAGCCTTTAAGCGGTGTTAGTACGTATTTGAGGGGATTGGGAGAGCCAGCTAGTGAGGGCGAGCGCTTGCTTAAAGCCTATGGCGCTGCCCTTGATGTTATGCCTTAGTGAAGAGTAGCTACAGGCTTAATAGGGTAATCTGACCCTTCCATAGCCTCTAGCGTCACCCCATCACCCCAAATAACCACATATCGCACTATCCCATCGTTAATATCACCTATCCGCATATAGAGCGCATCTTCAGGTATATCTTTGTCCTTCTTAACATCCCACTTAAATGCGCGGTCATTCTTGTTACAGGCCAGGGTTTGTAGTCGAATATTCTCTTTTCCATATACTTAACCTATTGATTTACAGTTTTTAATAAACTTTGTTTATTGCAATAGGTTGATGCTATCAGTATTTGCAGTGCGATAGAAATTGTTTATACTTCACTTATCCGGTGTATTCCGAGCTAACCACTACAGAGTGAGAGAAACATGAACGATCAGGCTACAGAACTGCAAGATGAAACTGCCATTGTTGAGGAAGTTGATGGGATTGATCCCTCAGAGGCAAGCCAAGACGATGAGAACACAGAATTTGATATTGTACTCGCAGATCAAAATGAGCCAAATAAACCACCAGTAGCTAAGTCTACGAGTGATCACATCCTTAAAAGGGTGATGAAGCGTGAAGTTAAGCTAAAAGACGAGAATGCCGCGCTTAAGCAGCAGTTGGAGCAACTTGCTAATCAGCAGCAGCCTAGTGCAGTCCCGCTACCGCCAGATGAATATGCTTTCGATGATCGGAATGAGTATTTGCAGGCAAAAGCGGCTTATGATCGACAAATGCTGGCGGATACTGTTAGCAGTCAGTTGAATCAACAGCAGAACGGCCATCGTCTTAAAGCGCAAGAGCAAGAGCAAGAAGAGAAGCTGAAAACATACGCCAATAATGCGGCAAAGCTGAAAGTTAGAGATTTTAACGAGACGCAGAACCAAGCATTTGATGTATTGGGTGATGATTTCGCTAAGCTGATTGCTCAAGAGTTACCAGAGGATGCACCAAAGCTGATTTATTACTTTGGCAAAAACCCTCAAGTAGCGGCTGATATGCGTGAAGGCTACATGACTAATCCTGGCGCGGTCACTTTTAAACTTGGAAAGCTAGCTGGTAATTTGACCATAAAGCCGAGAGAATCACAGGCGGCACAGCCTGAGTCTAAGATTGAGTCGGGCGCAGTGGGTGGAGTGAATGAAGATTGGCAGGCGGCATTGGATAAAATTGATGCTGAAGCCGATATGAATAACATCTCTAAATCACTGAATGCGCGGCGAGAGATTAAGCGAAGGGCTAAAGCGGCTGGCTATGACATCTCGACTCTGAAGTGAGTAACATATTATGAGTAATCAAGCAAAGGTAGTAACACGGGTTCTTGATGAAGAACTTGAAAAATTTGAAGCAGATAATCTCTGCCTTCGTCAAACTGAAGTCAAGCGCATGGGTGGACAGATCGGGCATCGTTCCGAGTTCACTGAGTGGCATGATGTTCCTTATGTTTCTTCAACTGTAGACGGTTTATCGCTGCCTAATTTCAATGAGATCACAGGTCTAGCGGTTCCGCATCGCGTTAATATTTATACTAACGTAAAATTCAAACTAACCAATACTGATACGCTGGACGGTTCAGAACTGGCTCGCAAGGTTCGCTCAGGGTTCCAGGCTCTTGATAATCGCGTTAACCGAGCTGTTGCTAATGCGGTTGCTATTCAGGGTTCACAGTATGTATCTGATACTGCTGCGCTTTCTGGCTTCCAGAATGTTGCTGATGTTGAGACGCGGTTTGTTGAGCAGGATGTATCTCAGATGACGGATAAAACCATGATTCTGAACGCTGCTGATTATAACCGTATGGCCAATGATCTACAGATTGCTAGCCGTACTATCAACAACGGTACTATTTCTGAAACAGCGTACGAGAAGGCACGTATTGCAGAGATTGCTAACTTCTTAACCTTTAAATCTTCGTTTACTCCTACCAAGGCGGCTGCTGTTTTGGGTTCTACCACGGTAACGGGTGCGCAGTCTTATATCCCAGTTGGCTCTGTTAATGACGCAGAAGGCAATCCAACTAACGTCGATAACCGCACCATGAATCTTGTGGTAGGCTCTACGACTGGTGTAGTTGCTGGTGATAAGTTCACTATTGCGGGTGTTAATGCTCTGTCAATGCAGAACAAGAACGATACGGGCAATCTTCGCACCTTTACGGTAACTGAGGTTGTTGATGGTACTAATATGACCATATCCCCACCAATCGTTGTTCCTGTTGCATCTCCTACCACTACTGCTGAGCAGTCTCAAGCTGATTGGGCTAACTGTTCTGCTGAAGCGGGTGCCGGTGCAACCCTTACATTTATTAACTACGATGACGCGCAGACAAACTTATTCTGGGAGAATGAGTCAGTATGTGTGAATGTTGCCCCTGTTGTTGGTTCTGAAGAGGACTTAGGTGGCATGATCTTAATGAATGCAACGACTGATCTTGGTTTGAATGTTGTTATTGCTAAACAGGGTGCTATCGGTGATCTTTCTACCGAGTGGCGTATGACTACCTTCTTTGGTGTTACAGTGCGTGATCCATTGAAGTGTGGTGTGTTAGCAGGTGGCCAAACTCCTTAATTGGTGTTTAAGGTTATTTGACTTATAATAGGGGCTGTAATGGCCCCTTTTTTTATTTGGAGAAACTATGAACCGTCATACAGGCAGAGCGCAAACCCACGTAATGAAAGAATACCCCAAATGGGTTGATGGCGAGCTTTACAATTCTGAAGAGGAACTGATTGAAGCTGGCAATACTGAAGAAAAGGCCCGCATGGTAAAAGAGCTTGAGGATGCCGGTAAAAAGGTAGACTTACGCCAATATAAGGGGCCGACTGGTTTTGGTTCGTTAAAAGCTTATTATGAAGCTGTTATGGCTCAAGGTGGTTCTAATGACAACAGCGGCGAAGATAGCTGATAAAGCGCTACAGGCTTTAGGTGTACAGAATGAGCTTAATCCTGCTGATGAATACTTGCAGGAGCAGTTCTTTGATTTATTGATTGAGATGATTAATCGCTGGTCTTCAGTCAATATTGACTTGGGTATAACTATCCCAAGTGTGCCTGCTGATGATTTGGGTGAGCCTGAATCAACTACTGAAGCTATTTATACCTCCCTTGCTATCGAGGGCCAGGACATAGCTAAAGTTGCTGCTAGCGCGGCCTTACGTGTTAGGCAGAAGAAAGCTTATCGAAGTATGAAGTCTGCATTTGGTTTATGGCCTGAGCAGTCTATGCCGTCATCAATGCCTGTTGGCCAAGGTAATAACTTGGGGCCACGGTCTAGGCGGTACTTTCCTGATGTTGATACGATTGGAGCTGATACAGACACTTCTCTAGGGGCATAATAATGAGTAGAGATACCACTAGGATACAGAATTTAACGCGCGTCACTACGCTGGATGATGGCGATGTTATACCTATTGGCCCAGCCTCTGGTGATAGGGCAAAGGGCATAACCTATAATAACTTTTTAAAAAAAATTATTGATAGCGGCGTTTCTGCGGCTTTAGGCTGGGAGTTCTTGCTTGATACTGAGTATCTAACACCAGAAACAGGCTTTGACTTAACGGCTGACGTATGGGCTAGAGTACCTAATAACGGGTTCCAGATACCAACAGCGACTAACTTGCCTGATGGAATCTTTAGTTATTATGATCCCATCAATGATAAGTTTAACTTCCCTTTAGCTGAGCAGTGGTTTG